ATGTCGCTTACACTCGCATTCTGCCGCACGCAGGAGGCGCGCCAATTGGCGATTGCGGCTGCCGCCCCCCTCGAGAACAGCCGACAGATCGCCAACATAGCCGCCGCCGCATGGGCGAAAGAGGCCACCGCAGCAGAGCGCGCCGACGCCCGCAAGCTCAAGAGCGCAGCATCGCTTCGCCCTATACTTCCCTCCGCCCTCCCGGACGCGGAGGATCGCAGCCTGAGCGAAAACCCGGATCGGGGCTTCGCCTGAGCCTTACGGCCTGACGGACACGATCCCCGATCATCTATGCTATCTCGGCCCTGGGGCATCGAACGCGCCTTGGGCCGGAAGCCATGCGCAGGACAGTCGATGACGAAACTCGAAGAATATACGAGCAAAGCGGAAGCAAGTCTGGCCGCTGCAGAAGCGGCGACTAGTGAGCGTGACCGCGCCTTCCACCGCCGGGCGCACACGATATGGCGGAAGCTGATCCGTGGGATCGGCGAGGCAGAGGAACGGGCAGCAATGCGGCCCGGCCACGGGAAGCAGCCCGCAACCAAGCGTCTCACATCGGCGAAGGTCTAGGTCCCTATCCCTGAATAGCTGGCTTGAGGTGTAAGTGGCCTGCCTGGAGCGGGTGCCCGAATGGCCGGCACCTTCTCCACGCGGGCCTACGTAGTTCCCAGCGTTCTACGAGGCTTCCACATCTAAGGTTGAGCCCGGCGGCCCGTAGTATGCCTCTCGAGCACATAGGCTTCTGCGTGCTGCTCGACGATCATCGCTTTGAGGACGATCTATGAACTCGCATCATCGGTGGACACAGACCCACATCACCCAGCTTCGGGATCAACTTCAACAAGGGGCTGCGGTGAAAGCGATTGCTGAGCAGCTACAACGAGATCCTGAGGAGGTCGCGACAATGATGCGCCGCCTACGCCTCCGGCTTATCCCAGGAACGACACTCTAGCCGTTGGTGCTGCGTTTTTGACCCCAGCTGCTGGCGGTGCAACACCGAAATCAAATATAGCACAAAATCGCGGCAATCGCGGCGGCGGCAATCAGCATCCCGATCACCGCCGCTTCCAGATCAGTTGTTGTTGGCCGCTTCACGCGGCGAGCATAGCGCGGTGGCGTCGAAGTTCGCCACTACCAGCTCGCTGACCTGCTTCGCGGCCGCTGCCCCGACCGTATAGGTCACCGGCAGCTGCACCTGGTGGAACCGCCCGAACACTTCGCGCGCGCCCGGCGTGTCGTTGATCGAAAGCAGGAACTTGCCCGCGATGCCGGCGAGCTGGTCCGCCAGGGTCGCGAAGTCGGCCCGGCCGAACACGTCCTGGCCATAGTCGTCCTCGCATCCCCAATATGGCGGATCGAGGTAGAACAGCATGCCAGCGCGGTCATAGCGGCGGATGAACTCGGCATAGCCCAGCTGCTCGATCACGACGCCGGCCAGGCGCTCGTGAATATCCGCCAGCATCGGCTCCAGCTTGGTGACATTGAACCGCGCGCCCTGGGTGCGGTCGACGCCGAAGTGTCGGCCGTTCACCTTACCCCCGAACGCCAGGCGCTGGAGGTAGAGGAACCGGGCCGCCCGCTCCAGGTCGGTCAGTGTCTCGGGCGCCTGCGCCTTCAGCCGCTCGAACTCGTTGCGGCTCGCCACGCGGAATCGCAGCATGTCGATGAAGTAGGGGTAATGCCGCTGCAGCACGCGGAAGAACGTGGCGACGTCGCCCGACACGTCGTTGATGATTTCCGCCTTCGGCCGGGACCGCCGGCGCAGGAAGATCCCGCCCATGCCGACGAAGGGCTCGGCATAGCCGTCATGCTCGACCTGGGCGATGATCGCGGTCAGCCTGGACGCAAGATTGCGCTTGCCGCCGATATAGCCGGCTGCAGGCGCAGTGGGACGTACGTTTGTTGGATACACGGGTGAAAAGCTCGCCTTATGGGGTTCGCGCCCGGCGACATGCCGGGTGCGGGACGGCCGATGGCCGCTGGTCGTGGCGAGCTGGGTCTCGTCGGTTTGCCGGACTGCCATCCGGAGAAACCCCCGCCAGGCCGAAGCCCCGGCGGGGTAACGGGTCACCCGGCCTGGGCCGCCGCCTCTTCCTCTTCGAACGCGACCGCGGGCAAGCCCACCGCGTCATTCAGGTCGAGGAAAGCCGCCATGAGCGGCTTGATCTCGTTGCGCCGGAACATCGCCGTCGCATCGGTCGGGTTGCCGAACGCGGAGCCCTGCGCCGGCACGATGCCGAGCAGCTGGGGCGGCACGCGATGCGCGGCCATGACGTCGGCCTGCGTCGCGCTCTTGATGCCCAGGAACTCGTCCTTGGCCGCCGCTTCCGCGATCGAGATGATCTTGATGCTGTTCTCTTTGCCGTTGGGCGCATGGACGAACATCGACCGAAAGTTGCCCGGCCCCTTCGCGCCCCGCATCGCCTCCTTCAGCTTGTCGGTGTCGTTCGCGTCGATGTCGCCGGTCGCGTACATGATATAGCCCGCGTGGGCGCCGTTCAGATAGTAGCGGCGTCGAAACAGAGTCGCCGCTTCGTTCAGCAGCGCCGCCTGCAGTGCCGAGATATACTCGGGCACGCCGTAGATCTCCTGGTTCACGTCCGGCTGCATCAGCTGAACCACGCTGCCCCGGTCGAACTCGACCTCGTTCGGGACACCCGGCACGTAGAAGAACCGACCGGCCTCGATGCCGCGTCCGGTGTATTTCGACGGCGAATAGTCGATCCGCATCGTCGCGCCCGACAGGCTGCGCACCTTCACCGCAAAGCAGTCGCCGAACACCAGATAGTCCTGCACCAGCTTGGCGAACACGGTGCGGCTCAACCACTGCGACGGGATGAACGATCCCACCAGCTGGTTGCGCTTGAAGATGATCGCCGAGCTATGATGCGGCGACACGCGGAACGACCGCGCGAGCCCGTCCCGCGAGATCGGCGGCTCGTACCAGCGGTTGTTGTGCGGGCACTCCAGCAGGTCGAGCAGCTGGCGGCGATCGAGCACCGCCTCCGGCTCACCGAAGCTGAACGCCTCGACCTCGGTCGACACCGGCTCGATCGCGCCGGCCGACGCCGCACGCGCTTCCTGCCGCGACATCCGCCGCGTCCGCTTGCTCATTCGATGATCTCCATGGAGCCCTTCGGCTTTTCCTTGCCGTCGAGCGGCTCGTTGATGAGGATGTGCATCGCCGCCCAGGCGACGTCCGCGTGGCCGTCGTCGCCGCCGCGCCCGGCCTTGAACGTGACGTTCCGGCCGCTGGTGGTGACCGTCTTCTTGATCGAGATGAACGACGACACGACGTCGAGCAGCGAATGGTCGAACGCCAGGCGCTGCCGGCGCACGACGTTCTGCGCCTTCATCACCATCGCCGCCTTCACCTCGAGCGAATATTCGATCTTGGTGACGCCGCGGACCCCGCTCTCCGGTTTGGCGAGCAGCTGGTAGACGCCAGCGCCGACGCCGGTCGCGTCGATGCCCAGATAGGTCACGTTGTAGCGCGACAGCACGTTCCGGATGAACTCGGCCTGCTGCTCGAAATCGAGCCCCCGCAGCTGGTGCTTTTCGAGGATGCGGAACTTGCCGCCGGACTCCAGCGGCGGCGCCATGATGACCAGCGCGGCGTTGTCGCCTTCCTCGCTGTTCTGCGGATCATAGCCCGCCCAAACCGGGCGGTATCCATACGGCCGTGCCGTCTCCGGATCGAAATCCTCCCATTCGACCAGGCTGTCGCAGCCGAGCCGGATCAGGTCGTTGAAGCGGAATGCCGACAGGCTGTCGTCGACGAACACGCACCCGAACAGGTTGGCGAACTCGTCCTCGGCATATTCGTCCTGCAGCTCGTCCAGGTCGACCAGGTCAAAACCCTTGTCGATCGCGTCCTGCACGGTGACGATCTGGCGCCAGACCGCATCCTCGCACAGCCGGCCATCGCGGAGCGCCGCGTGGCCGACATCGATCTCGATCCGGTCTTCCTTCTTCCGCTTCCGGTTGCGCCGCTCGCCGGTCCAGTACGGATAGGCCGGGTGCGCGACGGTCGAAGGCGTCGAGAAATACGTCTTCCGCCAGTGCTTGTGCGTCGCCATGCCCGAGGCGACCTTGTTCAGCTCCTCGAACCCGTGGACCCAGAAGAACTCGTCGAAATAGAAGTTGCCGCTGCGGCCCTGGGCCGTGCGGAAGTTGGTGCCCAGGAAGTGCAGCTCTGCCGCCGCTTCGCCCTCCGGGCGTAGCGCGCTGGTGATCAGCATCGGGTCGCCCTTCAGGTCGACGCCGACCAGCTTGGCAAAGCCGATGATGTAGTTGCGGAACTGGTGCGCCTGCGCCTTCGACGCCGACAGGAAGATCTGGTTGCGACCGCTCTCGATCGCGTCGATCAGCGCCTCGAACGCGAAATAATAGGTCGCGCCGATCTGGCGCGACTTCAGGATCATCCGCGTGCGGCGCGACAGGTTCGCCCACCACGTTTCCTGGTACCCGAACAGCTGCTTGAGGAAGATCTCCTTCAGCTCGGCGGCCTGTTCGGCGGTGAAGTGGTTCGGCTTCGCCTTGGGCTTGCGCTCGCCCTTGTTCCGGTTGGCGACCTTGTCGTTCAGGTCGCCTTCGTGGCCGCCCGGTTCCTCGTAGCGGCGGACCTTCGCCAGCGCCGCGACCTGGCGGCCGAGCAGGTCGATCTCCTTGAAGTCGCCGGGGGTCTTCTTGTCCTTGGCGATCAGCACCATCCACCGGGCTTCGAGGCAGTCCTCAAGCCGGCGGATGCTGGGCGCATCGTCCCATTTGCTGCGATCCTTCCACGACTGCACGGTGGTGCGCGCCACCTGCAGTTCCTCGGCGATTTGGCTCACCTCCCACCCGCGCCAATACAGGCTGCGCGCCGCGCGCCGGCGGTCCTCGACCGGAAGCGTCAGCGGGTCGGCATGCAGGGCAAGCGGGTTGGCGAGGATCGACATGGCGGCGCGAGCCTAGCCACGCCTCCACGGCCAAACGGAGCGGCGGCAATCGTAGAGACCGTCTCTACGATTGCGCGCGCTTGAGAAGCGGCCCGCCTTCGGTCCCTGTTCGGCTTCGCAAACGGCCGGCGATGTCCCGGCAGCATCGAACCGACCCCGAGGACCGCACCGCCATGGCCAAAAGCAAGTTCTTCCGCATCGCCGTCGAGGGCGCCACCGCAACGGACGGCCGCAAGGTCGAGCGCCAGTGGCTCCAGGACGCGGTCGGCAACTTCAACCGCGACACCTTTGGGGTGCGGCTCAACTGCGAGCATCTGCGCGGCCTCAGCCCCGATGGCCCGTTCGGCGCCTATGGCGACGTGCTGGAGGTGAAGGCCGAAGAGGCCGACATCCAGATCGACGGCAAGATGGAGAAGCGCCTGGCGCTGTTCGCCAGCTTGGATCCGACCGATGAACTGGTCGCAATCAACAAGCGGCGGCAGAAGATCTACACCAGCTGCGAGTTCGCCCCCAATTTCGGCGGCACCGGCAAGTTCGGACTTGTCGGCGTTGCCATCACCGACAACCCGGCCAGCCTCGGCACGGAAGCGCTCCAGTTCAGCGCGCTCAAGCCGATGTTCGACGCTCGCAAGCTGTCCCCGGAGAACCTGTTCACCGCGGTCGAGGAAGGCACGCTGGAACTGGAGCCGGAAACCGCCGGCACCACTGCCGACCCCAGCGGCGGCGCCTTCGCTTCGATGAAGAACTTCTTCGACAAGCTCACCGGCAACACCTCGCTGACCCCTGTCGCCCCGGCGCCCACCACGCCGCCCGCTCCGCCGGCACCCGCTCAGACCGCCCCCGCCAACGACAACTTCTCGGCGGAAATGCGCCAGGGCATGGGCCTGATCAGCGCCGCGCTGGTGGAGCTGAACGGCAAGGTCGGCGAGGTCGCCACCCTGCGCACCGAGGTCAGCACGCTCAAGAGCCAGATCGCCAACACCGAGGCGCCGCAGCAGTTCACGCGCCAGCCCGCGACCGGCGGCGGCGCGCAGATTCAGACCGACTTCTGACCGCCGGCCGAACCGCCCCTCCACGCCCGATTGCCTACGCCTTTCCCGGAGCCACCCCATGCACAATGACACCCGCCCGCTGTTCAACGCCCTTTCCGCCCGGGTGGCGTCGCTGAACGGCGTCGCCGACACCACCGTCAAATTCTCGGTCGCACCCGCGATCGAGCAGAAACTGGAAGAGGTGATCCAGCTCTCCAGCGAGTTCCTGCAGAAGATCAACGTCGTACCCGTCATCAACCAGGAGGGCGAGAAGGTCGGCGTGGGCGTCACCCGTCCGATCGCGAGCCGCACCCGCACCGATCCCAAGACCGGCAAGCGCCGCGTCGCCACCGATCCGACCGACACCGGCGACCGCGGCAAGTATCGCTGCGAGATCACGCACAGCGACGTCGCGATCCGCTATGCCAAGCTCGACCAGTGGCGCCACAAGCCCGAGTTCCAGAAGCTGGTCGGCGATGTCATCGTCAAGCAGCACGGCCGCGACCGCATCATGATCGGTTGGAACGGCGTCGCCTGCGCCGAGAACACCAACATCGAGGCGTTCCCGCTGCTGCAGGACGTCAATTATGGCTGGCTGTACAAGATCCGGACCTTCGCGCCGGAACGCGTGCTCGACACCGGCGAGCTGGCGGCCGCAGGCACCAAGGCGATCTATGTCGCGGCCGGGGCCGACGTCGAGCTGGTCAACTCCGACGCCAGCAACGCCGACACGGCGAACGCTGACTTCGCGAACATCGACGCGCTGGTCTACACCGCGACCGAGCTGCTGGACGAATGGAACCGCGACGACACCGACTTGGTCGTGATCGTCGGCCGCGACCTGGTCCACTCCCACTTCTCGAACTTCATCAACACCGCCGGCAACACGCCGACCGAGGTGGAGGCGCGCAACCGCATCCTGACCCTGCCCAAGCAGCTGGGCGGCAAGACGGCGGTCATGGTGCCGTTCTTCCCGGCCGACGCGCTGCTGGTCACGCGCCTCGATAACCTGTCGATCTATGTGCAGGAGGGCACCCGCCGCCGCCAGCTGCGCGATGAGCCCGATTACGAGCAGATCGCCGACTACCAGTCGGTGAACGAAAGCTATGTGGTCGAGGACTACGGGATGGCCGCGCTCGTCGAGAACATTGTCCTGGGCAAGAAGCCGGCCTGAGCGGCTTCACCCCCACCTGATCCGCCCCCTTCCGGAAAGTCGCAATGAGCCTCGCTCGACGCCACCAGGCACGCATCCTGGCCGCACAAGCCGCGACCCTTCCGCATGGGGGCGGCACCGCCACCGCCGGTTCGCCGGCGGTGGCACACCCCTCTGTCGATCGCGCCGCATCTGCCGCCGCCGCCCAGATCGCGATGCGCCTGGCGCACGATTTGCGCCGGCTTAAGGCGATCAAGGCGATCTCGCTGAAGATCGCCGCTAAGCGCGAGATGCTGCCCGAATACGCCCCCTGGGTCGAAGGGCTGCTCACCGGCGCCGCTCAGGCCGGTGCCGGCGCTTCCGGCGACGTGCTGCCGACCATCATGATCTGGAAGATCGACGTGGGCGACTATGCGGGCGCGCTGCCACTCGCCGAGCATGTCCTGCGCCATAACGTCGCGCTGCCGCAGCGCTATGAGCGCGATGCCGCCACCCTCGTCACGGAGCTGATCGCGGAGGCAGCCATCAAGGCGCAGACCGCCGGCGAGCCATTCGACCTGACCGTCCTGGAAAGGGTCGAAGCGATGATCGACGGCATCGACATGCACGACCAGGTGCGCGCCAAGCTCATGAAGGCGATCGGCTCCGAACTCGATCGCACCGCGAGCAACCCGGCCAACGCTCCCGCCTACACGCTGGCGACGCTGCAGCGCTCACGCGCCGCGCTCATGGAGGCGCAGAGCCTGCACGACCGCATCGGCGTCAAATCCATTCTCCGCGGCGTCGAAAAGCGCCTCGCCGCCGCGCAACCGCAACCCGCCGGCACGTCCGGCTAACCAGCTGCCCCCCCGGCGCGGGGGCGGATCGCAAGACGCGGGAGGGCCTTCGGGCTGAGGGCCGCGATTCTCCGATCCCCACCCCCGTTTCATCGAGGATCCACGATGCCGCCCGTCACTGCCATCTGCCTGACGATCCTTGCCGTGCTAGCCATGGCCGGTGGCGCGCTGCTGACGCTCGCCGGTGCCATCGGCGTGGCGGTCGGGCGTGACCTCGGCGAGGACGGCATGCGCCTGGCGTTCGCCATCTTCGGCACTGTCAGCCTGATCCTCTTCCTCATCGGCGCCACCTGCGCCGCCCGGCTGCTCGTATGAGCAGTTTCGGCTGCATCAGCTCGGTCGTTCCGGATCCCGTCGACACTGTCGAGGCGGTCATCGACGACCCTTGGTACCCGGCCATCGACCCGGCGCAGCTGCGCCGCGAACACCGCCTGGGTGACGTGGCGAAGGTCACGCCCGAGCGGCTGCGCGCCGCCATCCTTGAGGCGCTGATCTCGGTCGACAACCAGCTCGGCGTCTGGGCGATGCGGCAGACCGCCGCCGGCTATCAGACGCTGGCGGACGTGCCCGCTCGCAAGTTCGACGGGGAAAGCCGCCTGGTCATCTCCTTCCGCCGCGCGATCGGCGCGCTGACCAAGCTCGAACTGATCGAGCGGCTTCGAGATCTCGACACCACCGCTGCTGGCGACCGCGATGCGACCGCGCTGGATCCGTCGATCGGCGAGCTGCGCCGCGATGCGGTCCACGCGATCCGCGACATTCTCGGCACCACCCGCACGACGGTCGAGCTGATCTGATGCCCGACGTCGTTCACGCCTGCCAGGGCGACACCCTCGACCAGATCCTGCACCGCGAGCGCGCGCTGGGACCGGAAGCGCTGGGCACGGTCTTCGCTGCCAATCCCGGCCTGGCCGCCCTGGGCGCGATCCTGCCGACCGGCACCGCCGTCATCGTCCCGCCCGCCGCGCAGGCCGCGCCGGTCGAGCGCCAGTACCTCGATTTCTGGGACTGACCATGTCCAAGCTTCCCGACATCCTCGACTCCTTCCTGACCTTCCTCGCGGGCCTGTCGCCGGGCGCGCTCGGCGCGGCGGTCAGTCTCGCCCATGAGAAGGGGCTGACCTGGTCGGAGCGCTGCATCCAGTTCGCCGCCGGCACCACCGTCAGCTGGTTTGCCCAGCGCGGCATCGGTGCGGTCTACGCCTTCGACCCGTTCGTGCTGCAGGGCATCGGCTTCAGCGCCGGCATGGTCGCCTTCAAGTCCACCCCGCGCTTCATCGCCAGCGCTGCCGACGTCGCCGGCAGCTTGCCCGCCCTGATCCGCGACCGCTTCTTCCCCGCCCGAAAGGACAAGCCGTGACCGACACGCGCACCCCCGCCCCGGCGCGCAAGCGCCGCACCCTCGCCAGCGTGATCGGCACCGCGCTCGGCGCCGCGGCGCTGTTCACGGTGACACCGTTCTTCGAAAGCGGACGCACCGTCGACGTCACGATGCTGCCGGAAGGCGATGTCGACATCCGCCACGTTGCCGGCCGTCAGTATCTCGACGCCTATCTCGACATCGTACGCGTGCCGACCGCCTGCGACGGTATTACCAAGGGCATCCGCCTGGGCCAGCGCTATACCGAGGCGCAGTGCACGGCGATGCTGGAGCGCGAGCTGATTGCGCATGCCGAGGAAGTCATCGCCTGCGTGCCCCAGCTCTACGGCCGCGAGCGCGAGGCGCCCGCCGCCGTGTCGCTCGCCTACAACATCGGCGGTCCCCGGTTCTGCGCCTCCACCGCCGCAAAGCACTTCCGGGCGAAGCGCTGGACCGAGGGCTGCAACGCCCTGACCATGTGGATCAAGGCCGGCGGCCGTGTCGTGCAGGGCCTGGTCAACCGCCGCGAGCGCGAGCGCGCGATCTGCCTGCGCGGCTTCACCCCTCGAAAGGATCCGTGATGATCGCAGCTGCCCTGGCCAAGCTCGCCCGCGCCCGCGAATGGCTCACCCTGCTCGCGCTCGGCGCTGCCGCCGCCTGGATCTACGTCCAGTGGGCAGAGGCCGACCGTGAGCGTGACCGCTATGCCCAATGGGTCGAGGTCACCTGCGCGGGTGCCGGCGCGCCCTATGCCGGCGGCAGCGAGCAGCGCACCGACACATCGGGCAAGGCGGTGACCGTCACCTTCGCCGATGGCCAGCGCTGCCGCACCGCCATCAACCTTGCCGTCGCCTTCAAGGGCGAGACCGACCGCGCCACTGCCGAGCGCCTGGCGCGGGCCATGCTCGAACACGACGGCAAGCTGCTGGCCGATGCCCGCCACGCCCGTGTCGCGGCCGAAGCCGCCAAGGCCGCCACCGAACGAATGGAGATCGCAAATGCAGAAGTCGAAGCGCAAGCCGATGGCACGGGTCGCGTCGATCGCGCTTGGTTCGCTGCTCTTAACGACGTTGCCGGGCTGCGCGCGCCGAGCCGTTGAAGTGCCCGTGCCGCAGTCGGTGCCGGTTGCGGTCGAAGTTCGTGACACGCCGCCGGCCGAGCTGCTGCGCTGCCCCGAGCAGCCCGCCGGCTTCCCCACCGATGCCCAGGCGACGATGCCGGCCGGCGTCCGCTCGGCCGCGATCCGCATGGCGCGCGCCGTACGCGACCGTGGCGACCAGCTGGTGCGCCTGATCCGCTGGCACGATCCGGAGGCATGCCGGTGAAGAAGCCCGAGGGCCTGCGCCGCCTGCTGCTGGCGACCGCGCTGAAGGGTCAGCCGGAGAAGCTGCAGCTGTATATCGACCGTGGCGGCATCACCTGCCGCCGCGGCCGCAACCTCGCCTTCCAGTACGGCTACACGCTGAATGTCGTGGTCGAGGGCTACACCGGCGAGGTGAACGCGCTGATGGTGCCCATCCTGGCCTGGGTCGCCGAGCAGCAGCCCGATCTGCTCGACAAGCCACCCTACAAGCCGTTTGAGTTCGAATCGGTGTTGCTCGACGACGACAGCGCCGACGTCTCGATCAACATCGAGCTGACCGAGAACGTCCTGATCGACCGCACCGGCAAGTCGGAATGGTCGGCGCGTCACCTGGACGAACCGGTCATCGCCGATGCGTTCCCCGGCGTCTGTGGAGTCTCGCTGGTTGCGGGGATGATCGACGAGGCGAACACCCCCACGCCATGAGCGACGATCTGATCGAGATCGAGAAGCTGGCGGGCGCCCTGCTGCGCAACGTCGACGCGAACGCGCGCCGCCGGCTGCTGCGATCGGTGGCGAAGAAGGTGCAGGCCAGCCAGCGCGCCCGCATCGCCCGGCAGCAGGATCCCGACGGCGCCCCCTTCGCCCCGCGCCGCAAGCGTCCGGAACCCACGCGCGGCGCCTACACCGTGCGCTTCCTCTACCCCAAGGGCGACCCGAACCCGCGCGAAGTCCTCATGAAGAGCTGGGTCTGGGACGGCCCGCTGATGACCGGCTTCGACATCGAGGCGGGCGGCATCCGCTCCTTCCACCGCGACAAGGTTGATCGCTACCTGCCGCTGGAACCGGGGATGCAGAACGCCGGCGCCGGCAAGCTGCGGCGCAAGGGGCACATCCGCCGGGCGGCCATGTTCCGCAAGCTCGCGTCGGCCCGGCACCTGCGCGCCGACGCCACCGATACCGAGGCATGGGTCGGGTTCACCGGGCAGGCCGCGCGCGTCGCCGGCATCCACCAGCACGGGCAGGTCGACAAGCCGTCCGCAAAGGCGAAGCCCGTCCGCTACGCCCGCCGCACCCTGCTCGGCTTGAGCGAGGCGGATCGCATGATGGTGCTGGACGCGCTGCTTGCGTCGCTGGTTGCCGCTGTGTGATGTTTTCACGTGCTAAATTTGCCGTGTAGCTTTCGAGGCGTTCGCTCGGCAGATAGTGAGGTGAAATGAGTAAAGATGACGACCTTCGCTGGCGGCTCGACCTGCTCAAAAAGGCGCTCGACGACGGAAAAATCTCGGTTGCGCCCCACCTAGCGGAGGGCGTAAAAAGTAGTTTAAACGCGGTGCAACTAGGCCCGGATGGGTTGATTGACTTGTCTACAGTGGATGGCCGTATCCGCTCAATGGCTTTAGCTGTAGCGGGATTACACCAGCGCGATGAAACTAAGAATCTGATCTCGCTTCATGAAGTCCAGCGTCGTTATTTCGAGTTTATAGACCATACCTTTGGTGATCTTCATAAGTTTATGAGGGTTAAGGGAACCCACGCCCAGGCGGTCGCCTGGATGCTGTCCCAAGATCCCGAGGCAGTTGATGCGAATTACAGATTAATTGCTCCTTTTATGGAGCAACTGACCCAGTTCTGGAGCACAGCAGGAGAAAGTTGCGAATATCATATCCAAGATCTTAGGACTATTAAAGGATTCTTTGGCGGAGATCTATTTCCTAGTTATCAACGGAATATCGCGTCTAGTACGGGACTTTATCTAGATACGATAATCTTGACAGATCCGTTTATGAATTCTCGGCGCATGTTTGAACTATGGGAGCCAGCGATAGCTGTTCGCTACTTCGTAAAGCATGGTTTGAACGTGCTTGGCTATAGGGATTTAGCGCTAGCAGAGTTAGATCCTCCTATAGTCGTTGTAGTCCCCTTCAAGTCCTCGTTTGACGAGAACGAAGCTGAACAAGTTATGCGAATGTCTGAACTCGGAGTGCTTAGCCACGGAGCCGCACTGTTTGGACGTAGCTTTACGGATATCGACGACTTGCATGATTTCGCCGATCATTTAGATACCGTGGAGAAGGCAGTCGCCGCAATCAAGCGACCAGATCGATTTCTTATAGATACCGATTGGAGCGGGTCCGTATCTGAACAAATCACACGAGCAGTTAACGAGAAGGTGTTAGGGGTGGATATTCAACACCCCGGCATGATCCTGTTCTCTCAGTGCACAGGTCGAATGCGGCAGGCCACCGATGTACTTCTCAAGAGTCGGAATCTGCTTGGGACTCCACTGGTGGAGGCTGAGACTTCCTGGAAGTACCTCAACTGGAAACTGGAGTATGACGCCGTCTTATCGCCCGGTGAGCTGGTGCCGCTACATATGGTGAAGGGCCTACAACGCGCCGGAGCAACCGATTTAGAGTGGATCGGCGATATCCCACCAGAGGCGCTTATCGAGATGCGTCGCGAGGGTGCATTGCAGGAGATCAGGGAGGTTATCTCGAACGGTGTCGCTGAGGTTGCGGAAGCAAATCCCATTAACTTTTTTCGTTCAGCTGATCGCATCGTCGACAACGTTCAAGACGCGTTTGCCAAGCATCAAGAGAACGTCCGCGAACTTCGCTCTAAAGGTCTCAAATTCTGGGGCAAAGACATTGGTTCGTGGATTGTGAAAGGCTCGATCGAGATTGGCGCTGCTCTCGCAGGCACGCCCGTCATGGGGCTCGCTGTACTCGGCGTCGATCAAGTGCTGGATAGCCCAAAGTTGAACGAGCTGCCGTCCCGGTATCGTGCTTTGCAAGCAGCTAGGGTCAGGACTCGTTGATCACAGCCAGAAGATGACGGTGGCAGCGAGGGCGATTGCGGAGAAGAAGGCGGTGGGGCAGCGGTCGTAGCGGGTAGCGACCCGGCGCCAGTCCTTGAGGCGGCCGAA